TGAACTTTACAGTAGTTCTTTTTAGGATTGATAGAGTAAATACGCAGGTTGATGACGTTTACTGGGAAAGTAATCCTAGGGATATTAGATTTAAAGCACCAGTTGAATTAAAGGTAATTCTAAATTTAGCTAACGGTGAAAACAAATCTTACTCACCAAATGGTAATTTAAGGTATCAAGATTATGGTAATTTAGAGTTTACTGTCTTACAAAAGCAGTTAGATGAGAAAGGTGTTGAGATAGGTTATGGTGATATTGTTGGTTATTCTGACAGGGAAAATAACTTTAAATACTTTAGTGTTTTTGATGACGACACGATAAATACCGATAACCCTAGTACGCAATATGGTTACTCTGGTTATTTCAGAAGAATAAAATGTACAAACGTTGACCCTAACGTATTTAATGGTGTATAAAAATGGCATTACCTGGTTCTTTTAAGAAAAAAATCAATATCACGAGAGAGCGTGCTAATATTGAGTACCCATATTCTATGCAGAGTGGTGCGGCTGAGAATATGAAGGATATGATAACGGACAAAGATACTTTCCTTCCTCAGGGTGTGTTACATATCGATCTAGATCGTGGTTTTAAAGAGTTCGTTAAAAACAATCTACAATTAACCCTAGATGGTCAAGAAGTACCTGTTTTTATGATGGGGATACAAAAATGGAACGAGTTTTCACAGACTTGGAAATTTTCAGATGAATATAAAAACGTTAAGATACCTTTTGTTAATATCGTTAGAAACCCAGATACAAAATATGGTACGAACCCGTCTTTAATATATAACATACCAACTGGTAGACACTACACCTATGCTGAAGTACCTACTTGGGACGGTAATAAAAAGGGCGTTGATATTTACCAAATACCTCAACCGATACCTGTTGACATTAACTATCAGGTTAGGATTTTCGCTTATAGGCAAGAAGATCTAAATAAGTTTAATTCTTTAGTACTTAAAAACTTTCAGAGTAGACAGGCTTATACGATAGTAAATGGTCATTATATTCCGATAGTTTTAGAAGACACATCCGATGAAAGTCAAGTAACTGATTTAACGAATAAAAGGTTTTACATACAACTGTACACATTTAATCTACAAGGTTTTATTTTGGACCCCAACGATTTTATAGTAACTCCAGCGATAAGTAGAACATTAACAATAACAGAAAATGGATAATAATAATAAAATATTTTTTAAAATGAATCGATCATAATGGTTTTTTGGTAAAAAATATAATATTTATCAGTAAGTAAAATTAATAATAAACAAAAATTAAATAGATATGGCAAACAAAGTTTATGCATCTCCAGGTGTTTACACGACTGAAAAAGACCTAACATTCACAACTGAAACAGTTGGTGTTACTACGTTAGGTGTAGTTGGTGAAACGTTAAAAGGCCCAGCCTTCCAACCAATTTTCGTTAGAAATTTTGACGAATATAAAACTATATTTGGTGGAACTAGTCCTGAAAAATTTAAAAATACTCAAATTGTAAAGTATGAATTACCTTACATTGCTAAGCAGTATTTAACACAATCAAATCAATTATACGTAACAAGGCTTCTTGGTTTATCAGGGTACGACTCTGGTATGTCATGGGTTGTTAGAACATTGGGTGCTTGTGATGAAAGTACATTATCACATACAGGTATTACTGAACAAGAATTTGAATTTAGCTTTAATACAGCTACAAATCAATTCTATGTTGCTGGTAATGTTTCGTTGATTAATCATTTATCACAATTAACTGGTGTTAATGCTAATGAATTTGATGGTGCATTTAACACCTTCTTCACAACTATCGGTGGTTATACAAACGCTCCTTTCTACGATAAGAAGCATGCGATGTATTGGGGTTTATTGACCAATGATATTGATACCGCATTAGTTAATGATGCAACATCTATAAACATCTTTACACCAAGTTATGTTGATGCTTATGAGTTGCCTGTAACGGTTCCAGCTAACGATAGAGATGCGTATGTGTTAAATAATGAATTAATTTATGATAGCACAACACAAACTTACTCTGGACCTAGTTTTGCTTTATTCTGTCATAGTTTTACTGGTGTTAATGCTACCGTTATTAAGGGTACATTAAAATTGTATACGGTTACTTTAAATTGTAACCCATATACTGAAGGTCATAATAAAACTATCGCTACAATTAAGAGTAGAGGTGGTTATGTTTCTGACATTTTGAAGTATAACACGGCTTCTTTGGGTATGATTGCCCCAGCTAATTTAACAAGTGACCCATATGTTTCATTTGATTTAACTGGTACAACCGCTAACCCAACAGGTGGAACTTTTTCATACACCGTTTCATTAAATAAAACAAATTCTAACTACATTAAAAAGGTAATTGGTTCTACTTTAACAGATAAAGATTCACATATTTATGCTGAAGAAGTTTACGACCAAACTTTAGCTGATGGTTGGTATAAAGGAAAAATCAAAGGTTTGTACACCGAATTAGTTGGTGTTAACAACTGGGATCACTACAAATTCCAATATCAATCACCTGTTACTCCTTTTATTGTATCAGAATTAAGAGGTGGTGTGCCGCAAAGATTGTTTAGATTAATTTCTATTTCAGACGGTACTAACGCTAACTACGAAATAAAGACTTCAATCGCCAATGTTGATCTATCTAAGAAGACATTTGATATTTACATCAGATCTTTCTCAGATACAGATAAAAACCCAGTTATTATCGAAAGATTTGTTGATTGTACAATGGATGAAACTTTAGATAACTACGTTGGTAGAAAAATAGGTACTATCGACAACAAATACCCTCTTAAGAGTGCTTATGTTGTATTAGAACCAGCTATCAATGCACCTAAAGATGCTATTCCTGCTGGTTTCGAAGGTTATGAGTTCAGAACTAACGGTGAAACTGATTATACAGAAACAGCTGTCCCTGAAATGCCTTACAAAACTAAATATTTTGCGCCTGGTGATGTTATTTATAACCCACCATTTGCTAACCCAGTCATCTCAAACGGTGATAAAGTAAACAAAAACTATTTAGGTTTCTCAAGCCAATTTGGTTTTGATAAAGACTTGTTATTGTTTAAAGGTAAAGTTAGTATTTTAGGTGATAACGCTTACAACACTGGTGATGATTACTTCACTAAAACTAAAGGCTTCCACATGGATATTAACGCTTCAGCGTTGGTTGATTCTGTGACTGGAGAACAAGTTTTCTCAACTGGTGTGGCTTCATTTAATGATGCAACAACTGTTGATGGTACTGCGACTCACCCGTATAACAACATGAGAACAAGAAAATTCACTTTATTATTTGCAGGTGGTTTTGATGGTTGGGACGAGTTTAGATTAAACAGAACTAATACTGATGAGTATAAGATAGGTAGAACTGGTTTCGTTGCTTCACAATTTGATACTTTCACAAATGTTGAGTACGCTGAATTGTTTGGTACTTCCGACTACTATGCTTACTTATATGGTATTAGAACATACCAAAACCCTGAAGAAACACCAATTAATATCTTAGCTACCCCTGGTATTGACGTATTAAACAATACAGACTTGGTTAGAGATGCAATTGAGGTTGTTGAGGAGAAAAGATTGGATGCTATTTACTTACCTACATTACCTGATATTAAGTTGTTAAACAATAACAACCCTTCAGATACTGAAAGTTGGTATTATGCTGAAGATATCGTTGATGAGTTAGAAAACACTGAAATCGATTCAAACTATACAGCGGTATACTATCCATGGATTCAAATCACTGATACCGAAAATAATGCAAACTTGTTTATTCCACCTACAGCTGAAGTTGTTAGAAATATGGCTTATACAGATAACGTAGCATTCCCTTGGTTCGCAACCGCAGGTTACAACAGAGGTTTGGTTAAATGTAATAGAGCACGTATCGTTCTTGATCAAGAAGCTAGAGATATTTTATATCCAGGTAGAATTAACCCATTAGCGACTTATTCAGACGTTGGTGTTGTTATCTGGGGTAATAGAAACTTACAAGTTAGATCTAGTGCTCTTGATAGATTAAACATCAGAAGATTGTTGTTACAAGCTAGAAGATTGATTATGTCTGTATCAAAAAGATTATTATTTGATCCAAATGATACGACAGTTAGAAATCAATTCTTGTCATTGGTTAACCCAATCTTGGATAACATTAGAAAAGAAAGAGGTTTAACAGACTTCAGAGTTAGTGTTGCAATGGACGTTGAGGATAATGATAGAAATACTTTGAGAGGTAAAATCTTCATTAAACCAACACCAACATTGGAATTCATCGAACTTGAATTCGTTGTTACACCGCAAAACGTTTCTTTCGATAACATTTAATAAGTTTAGGGGGTACGAAGGTATCCCCTTTATTTCTTTTCCATAGCTTAAAAAGCACCAACGGTAATTGAGATACTAATTAATAAAAAAGAAAGTAACAAAGAAAAATAAACTCTTTACTTTGTCTAAATAGTAGGCGCAAAGGGGGGGCGGTACGAAAGAAGATTAAGAAGTAGCTTAGAGTGTGAGAGGGGTAGAGTTAAAGGAGTAGACTTTAGTCTATGACTTTAACGACTCTAAGCTAAATCTTAAGACCCTGAAGGTAGGGATAGAAGAAGTAGGAA